TTGATAGGCGCCCGGTCGTATCGCTGTACGCTCATGGATCAGCCTCCCGGCATGAAAAACCCCGCTCGGCGGCGGGGTCAGTGAGTCGGTAGTAGAGGATGCCGGCGCCCAGGCCAGCGAGCAGCGCCCCAGGTGGGCCTGCCCCGGCCATCATCGCCAGGTTCCAGCCTGTCGCGCCCATGCCTGCCGTCTCGACGCCACGGTGCGCGTCACAGTGCGGCATGCCCAGCCCGGTCAGCCCATACTTGAGCCCTTGCTTGAGCACAATAGAGCCCACGGCAGAGCCCAGCGGCGAGCCGACATCCAGCAGCGGGTTGGCCTCCTCGAAGCCGCTTGAGCTGAGCGCGGCATAGGTCGTCACGGCATCGCCGAGTGAGCCCGCACCGGGGCGGTGGGCGCAGCCGGCCAGCAGCAGAGCGATGAGCAAGCAGGCGGCGAGGCGCATCAGATGGGCTCATCCTCACTCACCGCAGCCACCAGCCCCAGCGCGGCGATATGCTCCGGCACGTCCGCCAGCCGGTGGTCGATGATCACGGCGATATGGTCCGGCGATACCGTGACCGGGTCGCCGCCGTTGGTGCGGTCCTCGATGACCAGCAGCGCCTGTGCCCGCTTGGCCGCTTCAAGGTCCACGTCGGGGCTGTGTGCCGGGGCCACAAGCTCAGAGGTCGTCACGTCGATGTAACTCGGGACCACTACGGTCGAGGCGAGGCTGTAGAGCGTGCCGCTGGCGTCCTTATAGCGGGACGCCTTGAACGTCTTGTCGTCGTCGGGGCTGGGGCCTGTGCAGAGGGCGAGTTGGTTAGCATCAGGGATGTGCGCCTCGGGGACGGCCAAGCTGATGCGGAGTTGGTAGTCGGTCTGCTTCATCACGCACCCCTCCGCTTGTTGAGATAGTCGGTGACCTGCGTTTCCTCGCTGGCCGTGAATGGTCGATCGAGGTATATAGCGCCGTACAACTCCACTTCCTGCGGCAGCGTGGTGTTACCGCTGATCGTCTGGCCTTCGAGGATAGTCACCCCTGCCGCATTGGCATAGGACAGTGTTGCATTAGTGCCGAGATCGGGGAGCGAGGCGACGAGATTGTCTCCAGCCTGATCATGAGACAGCCAATGCAGCGTCCCATCCGTCTGGTAAAGGGGCCTGTCGGCAGAGACGGACTGGGTCAGGTGGTTGCCGGGGAGTTCACGGACGGAGATGTTGTCAATGTACCCTTCAAATCCACCATCCGTTCTCGCAAACCCTATCGAGTCATATCCCGCCGGAACAAGCAGAGTGTCACTACCACTAGCAGTGTATTTCTTAGCTAATGTAGAGTTTGTTCCTTGATTATCGACGATAAAAAAGACTAGAGTGCCTTGAACCACTTCTCTATCAAAGGTTATTTCCCTATATTCGCCTCTAGTTCCGACATTCTGATGAAGCTCATTATAACTTGCTGAATAAGGGTGATACGCTCGACCACTATCCCACACCCAATGATCGCCGCTATTTGTCCACCCGCTCAGGTCACTATCAAACGCCCCATTCGTAACAAGCTCCGGCCCCAACTCCAGCTTTCGACTCAGGTCCAGCATCACCCCCACCGGATCACCGTCCGCCGTCACCGGCAGCGTCCCGGCAGCGTCATGGTACAGCGCCTGCTGGCCTAGCAGCGTGGGCTGCGGGACGTACATCGCCCCCTGCTCGCCGTTGCCGAAGAGCTGGGCGATGAGGGCGCGGAGGGGGTCGGTGGTACGTCCACGGGCGGCCAAGGGCGTACGCAGCATATTGTAGTTTACTGTACGCCCGATAATCATGTGGTCACCACTACCGAAATATCGCCACGCGGGCCAGGATTGCGGACATAAACAGCGCCGGTGCCGGTGCGCACCATGACATCCAGTTGACGCATGCGATGATATGCCGCGTCGGCAGCAGGCTCGGACTCAGCTAGGTGGATGTAGGCTAAGCCACCTGTCTCCATCTCAAGCATGAAATCATCGCCCGACGCTGCCACTTGAACCCAGCCGTCAGCTTCTGCAATCGTATATCGTGTTGTGCTCATTGGAGCCTCGCTTTATCTCGTGGGGGCCATACCGGCTTGCCGTAGCACCGGCAGCGAATTGGAGTGCCAGGGTGGCCATCGCTGGGCGGGCTCGACCACTCATAGGTCTTGCCCTCCCTGCGCCGGTGCTCGGGGCGCTCCCTGGCGTCCAATATCCCGCGCCACACGTACTCCTTGACGCCGATAGCCCGTTGTCTGGCCTGGGCGAGCTGGCTGTGCAGCTTGCCCACCTGATCCTGGGCTATAAGGTCGGCACGCTTGACCGGCTGGTCATAGGTCGATTTGATCGTGGCTGCCAGGTCGGTGGCCGACTGGCCCTCATTGATCGCCCGGATCACCGTGCCCTCGAGGTCCTGTACGTAACGCTCGGGGATGGAGCGGATCAGCGACAGGTTCTGCGCTTCCCACGACCGCAGCATGTCGGCCAGCCACGGCTCGGCTCTGGCGTACTGCTCGCCGTATTGCGCCTTGGTCATGCGGATGATCTGCCTGCGCCCGTGCTCGCTGATCTCCTCGGCGAAACCGGCCACGCCGATGGCGTCGATGGTCGAGGGGCCGGGCATGTCGTCCAGCTCGGAGCGATAGCGGCCAATGGCGGCGGCCAGGCCAGCATCCTGCACGCCGGTCACCACGCCAAGCGTCGTCTCCAGCAGCTCGGAGAGTTGATCGACCCATGAGCGCTCGGCCACCGCTGAGTCGGCATCATCGGTCCGGTAGCGATTGGCCTTTTCGACCAGGCGCGGCACTTCAGGAATCAGGATCAGGTTGCAGGCTTTGCCGAGGCGGCGGGCGTACTGCTTGAGCGCCTTGGCGTACTTCCGCTCGATGCCGACCGGCTGCTGGGGTCTAGGCGCCATCCTCTTCCTCCAGGCCATACAGCCCATCACGGATCATCTGCTCGCGCACTTCCTCGCCGCTCACTGCACCCGTGTCGAGGTCGGTCAGCCTGGCGGTGGCCTCGGCCTGTGCTGCCTGCCCATTCTTGAGTCGCGTATCGGCCTGCTGGGCATCGGTCGGAGTCCACAGCGACGGCCACTTGATGCGCCATTGACTCGGGGCGCTGACGCCTGCCTGCCGGGCGATGGCGTCGATCAGGCGATTGAGTGCAGGCTGAGCGCATGTCTGCTGGATTCCCTCGCAGAGGTCATACAGCCCTTCCAGGTCGTTCTCGCCGGTGGCGTTGAGACCAGCAGCGGCGCGCCCGAACAGCGCGGTGACCGGGATGCCGGAGTCAGCCGACACCGCCATCTGGAACTCGGCGATCAGGTCCTTCACCCCAGAGACTGTCTGGTCATAGACCTGATAGTCGTCTTCGGCATCGACAGCCACGCCGTTCATCAGGCTGCGCACCTCGTCCACCAGGTCAACGCGCTTGCGAACCAGCGCCTCCTGTCCGTTCTGGATCAGCTCGGCCAGGCCCGCCATGCGGTGGACGGCCTGCTGCTTGCGCTTGAGGATCTCCAGCGACAGCGCCAGCGACTTCTCGTAGCGCTCGATGGAACGGAACGGGGCGGTAGCCGCCGAGCGTCCCGCCCAGGGCACGGCGGCGCCGATGCGCAATCGGGCGGGCAGGGGGTCACCGTAGACCGGCAGCAGGCGAGATTCATGGACGACGAAGAAGCCGCTCGAGCCGGAGTTGCCGGTCATGATTGGGCGGACGTGGTAATACTCGGGCTGGCCGTAGGTCGGCTGGCCAGGGTCGTCGTAGTAGCCGCCCGGCGCCACGGAGAGCTGAGGAAGCTCGATCACGCGGATCTCGGTCACCTGTCCAATGCTCTCGGGTAGCGGCTCGTCCAGGGTGCCGGTATCGGTCAGCAGCATGAGCGCCGCACCGCCGTCGAGACGCGCCCAGCGCAAGGCGTCACTCATGTTGCCCACGAGGTCGAGGCGTTGCAGCTCTTCGGCGATCACTCGCTCATCATCGCCCTCGATCTCCACGCCACGGGACATGGCCACGTCGGCAGGCATGTCGATCACCCGGGCCGCGATGCCGCCACGGGCATACACGTCGGCATGGCCCAGGTAGCCGGGCTGGCGACGCACGTTGCCCAGCAGGGCCGACGTATAGCCGTCCTCGTTGTAGTGGGGCATGGTGTCTCCTAGCTGGCGAGGGCGGCGAAGCGTTGTCGGTAGTTGTTTCCGCCGATCATGGGTTGCAGCCCGTATCGGGCGGCGTCAATGTAGTGATTGTGGGCGTCGACGATCTTGGTCAGCACATCACCAGTCAGGCGATCCACCTTGTAGCTGTACAGCCGGGCCTCCCTGAGAAACTCGGCGCAGCGCGGGTGAATGACGATCTCTTGATAGCTGCGCAGATGGGCGATGCCGTCCTCGACGCTGCCCGGCCATTTCTCCACGGCCTCGATGCGCGGCAGGTTGTCGCGCTTGCCGTCGCCGTTGGAGCGAACGTGGTTGATCGTTTCTGGGCGTGCCGAGTCGGCGCGGACCACATGCTTTTCGATACCGGGAATGCGGTCCTTGAGGAACTTGGCGATGTCGTCATTCTCAAGCCCGACCTTGCCGGCCTCATGCTCGACCCACAGCCGGCGGTCGTGGACCCACATCTTGAGCGCGGCGGTCGGGTCTTGCGAAAAGCCCCAGTCCACGCCGTAGTAGGGGCCATTCCACTCATCGCCTGCCTCGAACTCCGCAACGCGATACTTGCCAGCGAGGATTTGCGCTTCACTGTTCTCGCGATAAGCGCCTTCCCATATCCAAGCGTAGGTTTGATCGTCCAGCGTTTCACGGTCGTTAATGCGCTCCATGTCGAGCACGTCTGGAAACCAAGGGTTGTCGAGGTAGCTCAGCTCGACGATCTTCGCGCCAGGCGGCGGGTTCTTTCGGAAGCGCTGGTCGGTAGGGCTGCCGTCCTTCTCCGGGTTCCAGGTCACCCAGACCTCGGAGTTTTCTTCGCGCACCGTGGGCAGTAGTTTCTGCCACGCAACCTCGCTGACCGTCTCGGCCTCATCGACCCATGCCAGCAGAATGCGCGCCTTGGACTTAATGCTGTCGAGGTTGTGGCGCAAGCCCGAGAACGTGTACCAGACGCGCCGGTTGCGGGTGCGGATGTACTTCTCACCGATGTCAAAGTAGGCATTGAGCCAGGGCACGGAGCGAATCGCCTGCTTGACCTCCTCCATTGAGGAGTCTTCCAGGCTGTTCATGTACTCGCGACCACAGAGGATCACGCCAGACACCTCGGCCTCGGCAAACATATAGGCCCGCACCGCCGACATCAGGGCGAAGGTGCGCGTCTTAGCTGAGCCCCGCCCGCCATAGCTGCCACGATAGCGAACCGTCTCGCCGGGCTTGTCCGTGAATACCGGAATCAACTTCGGCGGGATCTCAAGCGTTGCTGTCGTCATCGGGTGCCACGAGCTGAATGGTGGTCGGCTTGGGCGCCATGCTGCCGTCGCTGGAAACGTGATCCACGCGATCGGTGAACATGCCAAGGTGACGGGCGACGTTCTCAAGCGCCTTGGCCTGATCGTGCATCTTGACCTCAAGGCCGTCCTTGGTCTGCTTTACGCCAGCGAACAGCAGCTTCGCGCTGCCGGCCAAATTGCGGGTGTCTTCGGCATATACGCGCGGAACCCCCTCGCCACCGCACTCGGGGCAGCCAGGATGGGGCAGATTGAAGTCGCGGAAGCCGTATCCGCCCGCATCGCTTGGCTCCTTGCCAAACTCAGCGCTCGCCATTGCTCGGGCGAATTCTTCCTCGTTCTTCCATTGGAACTGGTGGTCTTCTCCATGACAGTGGCGGCAACAACCTCGGCGAACCTGGGTGATCTCTGCCGGGTCAGCAGTGGCGATCTCCCACCAGCGCTCAAGCACCTTTTCGGCGGTGATATGGGTTCGCTTGGCTCGATCATTCATGCGCGCCTGGATTTCACGAGCGATTTCAGGTTTTTTCAGGTTCTCGTGACCAGTGCGCCCGGCGGTCTTCTTGCTGTAGCCAGCGCGGATTGCGGCCTGCGTGGCGCTTAGATCCTTCAGGTATTCATCCACGAATCGAGACTGCCGAGGCGTCAGCTCGACAGCCCCCGGCTTGGTGTCGCTCATGTCTCAATCCTTGGGTTGTAGGCACCGACTGAGCTTTCTCAGCCGGCTGGTGATGACCTATCGCCTCTCGGCGGCCACCCCTTTGCAGATAGCCGTGGGGATCACCTCGCGGCTGGTGGGTGTTCAGGTCAGCGCATTGACGATCTTGGCGCCGATACTGCCGAGGATGCCGCCGATGGCGATTGCGACCTCTGC